ACCGGAAAAAATACTGGAAGAAATGAAGCAGAAAGTGCCCAGTGTTGTATCGTCAAAAAATGAGAAAAATATTGTTGAAAAATCAAAATCGGAATATTTTCCGAAAATAATTGGGAGTTGGTTCAATCGGGAAAAACCGGCCGATGTGAAAATAGCCAATGATGGAACAATTGAAAAAGCGGAAATAGATGAAAATAGGACTTTGGCGATTGGGCCAGGCAAGACATGTAGTGTGTATCCTGGAAATGTATCCAATAATGGTGCCATAATTATTGAGTCTGATCTTCAAAAAAAAATAGCTGAAAAAAATATGATAGAAATTGTTGACGATACGGATGCTTTTTCTGTGTTGGAGAATTACATCGAAAAAGGTGGACCCTTTATTGGTCCACGTGGAGGAAAATGGGCAGATCCTCAACATACAATTCCTTGGAAAGAAAAAAAAGAAATTCCCACGTTGAGGTATAATGACAAAAAATCTGAAGAGCTATTAATTGAAATGGGGGACAATCTTCACGAGGCTCAGACCGGTGCTCACAACGTAAAGGATGATACCGGATTTAATCAATTTGATTATGATTCGTGGGGGAGTGCTCGCGGTGATTTAAATTCAATGCGTAATCTATTACGTAAATATAAAAGACAGATTATTGATGCTCACGGGGACGATTACTATCATGTGGGGTTGGCCGATGCAGAAAAGAAAAAGGCCGCATCTGTTCAACCCGTTTATGATGAGCGGTATGGCAGTTTGCGGCTACCCGTTGATGGTAGGATAACAAAAAAAGATTTTGGATCGTATTTAACTGTGCACAGGAGTATTGGTGCTAAATTTGATGGGATTGAACGTTGCTGGTATATACGTAAAAATGATTTGGATAGTTTTGATTTTGAGGCTTATCGGAAAAATTTAGAAGAAATAGGCATTGATGTGGCTAATCCTAGCGGTACGCCTAAAAAAGAAAAAAATAAGGAAAAAAGTGGTGACGGATCTACGGAACAATTAAATGCTTGGGATGTAAAAAGAGGAATCGCCAATCGTAAAATAACGAATACGATAGCTGTTGTTCGGCACAATGATGGTAAATTTGCGTTCTATTCTCCATATAATCCGGATTTTAATAAGTTGTTTTCAAATAAAACGGGTATGCTCAGTGGGATTACTAAATATAATCCGACGGATCATGGTAGAGAAACTCACGATTTGGAACTCGTCGAGGAAGCAATAGATAAAATAAAAGCGATGATGCCTGATTGGAAAATTGTCACCGCAGGAGTCAAAGAGGCAAGGATCGAACGAGACCGATATTTAGCTGAGTTGAGAAAACCTATACCTGAAGTTCAAAATAAATTAAATTCTAAATTTGCGTTATTTCCGTATCAGAACGAGTGTGTTCGTTTTTTGGATAAGACCAATGGGAATGCTCTGATTGGGGATGAGATGGGGCTGGGAAAGACTCTACAAACGTTAGCATGGGCAGCCAAGAATGATAAAAAGGTGCTAGTGGTTTGTCCCAAAGTTGTACGTAGGACCTGGCTTCAGGAAGCGGCGAAATTTTTCCCGGATCATTACAAAGGCGTAGAATTGATAGCTGCTGATTTACGAAAAAAGAAAGGCATCGATTTAAGTGGCGTCAACATAGCTACAGTCAATTATGAGTCATTGCATAAATTCGAAGATATTATTTCTGAAGCCGGGTTCGATACAATTGTAGTCGATGAGAGTCATCGCATGAAAAACCCCAAGGCAAAAATTACCAAGACGTTGCAGCGTGTAGCCGCTGATAAGAAACACAAGATATTACTTTCGGGAACTGCGGTAAAGAATAAAAGGGAAGAACTCATCACTCAATTGGATTTGGTAGTTCCCGGCAAGTACACTGAGAAAGTAGATGCCAAGAGACGTTTGAAAGAGTCTACAATTGGCGGTCTCTGGCTGAAGATGAGAGATGACTACTTGGCTAGATTGAAATCTGCAGTGTTGAAGGATTTACCGGATAAAACTACTACAATTATGACGCAGGAAATAAAGGATTTACCCGATATAGGTAAGGATTCTGACATTGGTGAATTTGCCAAGTTGAAGGATCAAATTGCTAGGGGTAAAGTACCCGCTACGAAGGAAGTTATTCAAGAAATTTTAGCAAGTTCAGATTCGAAAATATTGGTATTTTCTGATTCGGTACAAACCGCTAAAAATATCGCTGAAGAATTCGGCGATAAGGCGCTGCTTCACCATGGCCAGATGAAAGATGATGATCGTGAAGCGGTAAAGGCTGAATTTCAAAAACAGGATGAAGCGGGTAATTTTGTTTCTAGTAAGCGAATATTTGTGACCACGCGGCAATCCATGGCTGTTGGAGCAACGTTGACCGCGGCAGATAAGGTTATTTTTAATGATTTGCCGTGGACCGCTGCAGATCTGAGACAGGCAGAGGATAGAGTGCATAGGCCTGGGCAGAAGAATGCTGTAAATGTGTATTGGGTAACGGCTGAAAATAATTTATTTGATTCGAATATTTCCAATATATTGTTTAGAAAATATGAATTGGCAAAAAAGGTGAATCAAGGCAAACAACTTACACCGGAAGAGCACGAATGGATGAATAAAACGATCAGTCCTAAAGAATTGTTGGATCAAATTCGTGGATTACGGGCGGGTCCCGTCGAGGAAGTTTCCAGTGATGAGTCGGATACAATAGGTGATCAAGTTGTTTCTGGAAGGGGTATCGAGTCAGGACAAAGCATTGAAGCAAGAAAAGCATTGAAGCCCGTGGATGGGTTAATCAGATTAGGAGATTATTTAGAAAAATCGGAGGATACAATGTTTAAAATCGATGAATTGAAAGAATTTGCCAAAGCGGGATCATTCATTGGGCCGCGTGGCGGCAAATGGGCAGATGAAAAACATACAATTCCTTGGACCGGTAAAGAAAAGAAAGGCGTGGAAGGCTTTAAAGCAGCATTTGAGGCTTTTAGACGGAGAAAGGGAACCGGTGGTCCAGAAAATATGCCTAGTAGTTCAGAATATGGTTTGACCCGGGAACAAGCCAGCCAAGCCATGCAAGAATTTAGAGAAAAGCTGGGACAAGCTGCACCGAAGAAAGAAGAGAAAAAGGAAAAAGAGAAAGTTGTGAAATCGGAGGTACAAATGTTTGAAATTGATGAACTGAAAGAATTTTGTGAGGATTTGGAAAAGGCTCAGAGTATGCCTGAAGGCAATCCCAAAAAGGAATTGGGGCAAGGCGAGGAGCAAGGCGGTAAGCTCAAGGGTAAGGGTAAAACCTCTGGAAGCGGCAACACTGATCCGGGTACTCCCGTTAATGCGCCAAAACCGGCAAAAGATAAATTGTCTGAAGATGATGATGAAGAAAAGAAACAGATGAAGCCGGGAAAAAAGCCCTTGGAAAGAAGCGCCGAAAAATCGTTGAATCCAGCGGATCAGCGCGAGAGGGTTGCCCATGAAACAGCTAAAAGGATTTCTGAGTTGACTAAGAGTGAGGACGTGGTTGTTGATACAGTTGGTGTGCCCGCACCTGAACGGACACGACCCGAAGCACCGAAAGCGCGTGTCTGGAGTCAAAACGGAAGTAAGCATTTTATCTATACGGATGCGGCGGATCATCGCGCGGCTGAATTGGCCAAAGGTGAAGATTTTTACGTTGGGGGACATTCCCCGTCCATGCGTGGAAATCCGGCCACTATTCATCAAAAGATTGAGTGCCCCGCATGTAAAGGCATCATGGCAAAAAGTTTGTCGGCTTGCCCCAGTTGTGGCTGTGGAATTACTCGGGCAGGTATTGCCAATGCAGGGAGTGAGATCCGATTGGAAAAATCGGTAAAGGGTATTGGATTTAGAAAAGCAACGAAAAAAGATATCAACATAAACGAAACCGAATCTGACGAATAGAGGTGTGCCATGGGATTTAGGGATGATTTAACGTCCCTTGGCTTCAATATCATTGGTGCTGCTGGAACCTTACTTCAGAAAGCGGCCAATGCTGGGTTAACCAGGGACGATACAAAAAATAATGATTCAACTGTGCCTATTCAAAAAGATCCATCGGGCAATGCTCGGCAGTTGGCTGTGCCAACGGAAAAAGCAACGGAAGATCCCAAATCTTTATTTTGGGATCCATTTTCGATTATTGAGCAATTAGGCTATAAGGATAGACCGAGTCAAATCTCGTATGGAACACTTCGAGCAATGGCTTGGCGTTGTCCCATAGTGGAGCCCATTCTAAGGTTACGTCTCGATCAAATGGGTGCTTTTTGTGTGCCTCAACACGATAAATATAGAATGGGTTATCGATTGAAGCTGCGTGATACAGAGCGGGAACCCACAAAAGCAGAGTTGAAATGGATCCAGGACATGGAACCCATTATTCAGCGCACTGGTGTAACCGATAATCCGAAGGGACGTGACAATTTTGAGACATTTGTAAAAAAAGTGATGAGGGATAGCCTAGTCTATGATCAGATGACTTTTGAAGTGGTACCGAATAGGAAGGGGCAACCAGCGGAATGGTACGCCGTTGACGCGTCAACAATTAGATTGGCTAGTAGTGCTAGTACATTCATCGATGAGGATGACACAAAGGTTACCCGTTTTGTCCAAATCTATGACGGAATGGTAATTGCTGAGTGGCCACAGGGTGATTTCTGTTTTGCGGTTAGGAATCCACACACGGATATTCGGTTGTCTGGTTATGGCGTGAGTGAGCTAGAACTATTGATTCACACAGTAACGGCATTTCTCTATTCGTGGGAATACAACAAGCGGTTTTTCAGTCAGGGCAGTACAACCAAGGGTATTATCAATTTCAAAGGTGCAATTCCAAATACTCAGTTGCATGCGTTTAGACAGCAGTGGTATCAGATGATTTCTGGTGTGGAAAATGCTTGGCGTACACCCGTTGTCAGTACGGCAAGTGATGCCGAGCTCCAGTATGTAGATCTACACAAGTCGAATCGAGACATGGAATATGGTGCCTGGATGGATTTTCTCATCAAAAATATTTGCAGTATGTACAAGACGGATCCCATTGAGATCAATTTTAAATATGGTAATGTTGGCCAACGTAGCGGGCTCCAGGAAGCGTCTAACACAGAGAAAATAACCGAATCGAAAGAACGTGGCTTGCGTCCATTGCTTCGATTCATGGCGCAGCAAATAAATGACTACATTATTCATCCGATTAATCCTGAATTTGAATTTGAATTTGTTGGGCTGGATGCGCAAACGCGGGAAAACGTGGCTCAGTTAAATACGACAAGGGTTAAAACCTTCATGACGGTGGATGAGATTCGAGCTGAGGAAGATAAGCCACCATTGCCTGACGGTAAAGGCGAGGTCATATTGGATCCTACGTGGTTACAAGCTTCGCAAATGGTTCAGGGCATACCTGGTGAAGGTGATATGGGTGAGGGTGAATCTGAGGCGGGTTTTGACCGGGATGAGAATGAGGAGGACAACAGTGATTTTCAAAAATTGTTGGCGCAATATGAAAATGAAAATGATAAAGAGGATGAATCTGAAAAACCGAAAGAAAAAACTGAAAAGGGTTTACAAAAAAGTTGGGTAATAGAGTTGTGAGGTGAAACATGGCAAGTAAACGATTAGAGCATACACTGATTGTGAAATTGGGTGAGGATACAAACCTTACCGATTTGCTTTTTACGCGAGATGCCACACGGGCCAAGGTGGTGAGCGACGCTTTTCAGAGTGGATACAGTGGTTCGTTTAGTGTGGCTGCTTCTGATAATGAAGATTTGTCTCTTGGCGATGTCACAGCGGTGAAGGGGATTTATCTGCAGGTGAATGCTGAGGTGGAAATTAAGTTAAATGGCAGCACGGATGCTATCCAATTGAGAAAACACACCGACACTAGTACTGTGCTTTGCAAATTCTTCATTGAAGCGGACATCACTCAAATTAATATTGTCAATGGCGGTGCAACAGCGGCTGAAGGCATCTACTGTATTTGGGGCGATCCCTCCTAACATTTCGTAATTATTAGCAAAATAAATTGTTGACATTCCCGGCATTGTGCCGTATTCTGTTTTTGACGGAGGGCACAATGCGTGTACGCGTTCAAATAGAGAACAGTTAGGAAAACGCATTGACCTATAACCGAAGCACTATTGATTGGGAGAAAAGGATGAAACATACACCAGGACCATGGAAAGTGGGAGTCTTAATGAAAACTCTAACTATTAATGTGAAAAATATCCAAGTTTTGACTTATTCAGATTTATCTAGACCTGATAAGGTGCTTATTAATTTGTTGGATTTGCCAGAGGCAATTTATCCATTTGATCGTAGTACTTTGCATTTTTCTTTTCAAGCGGCGATGGGTACTGGGGTAGAATACGTGCGTAAACATTTTGGCATTGAACCTGAAGTAAGGAAAATATGATTCTTTTTTGTGGAGAAGCAGCTTGGAATCAAAATACCTAGAATGGATCGAGCGGGAAACCAATCAATATTCTGATAGAGAATTGGCTGGAATGTGTAAATGGTTTGTCGATGCAATGAAAGGGGAGTTTCCGGAGTTGACGGTTGTTCGTGGACATTATCATTGCGTGTATTCGAATAAATCCTATTGCCATTGGTGGTTGAAAACGAAATCTGAAATAGTTGTTGATCCAACTGCTAGACAATTTCCGTTTAGTGGTTTGGTTGGTGAGTATGTTGAGTTTGATGAGGATAGTCAAGAGCCGACAGGCAAATGTTTAAATTGTGGAGAATATGTCTACGGCGGAAATACATTTTGCAATTCTGATTGCTCAGGTCATTGGGTTAGGTCTATGTAATTTTTTATAGGAGGATTCAAATGAGCGTTTATTATGTTATGTTTGTTGGTGTTGATGTTGGTGGGTCTGCCATTGTTGTTGCCAATGATTTAGCCCATGCTAGGCAGATTTTTCTAAAGTGTGTAGAAGAAGAGGAAGAAGGGGAAGGTGTGGGAGAGATCTTGAAGATTGTTGAAATTGAGGATGATACAGAAGGCGTGTTTCTTTACAATAATGGGAGGTATTTATCGTATGGTTGAAGATTTCAGGACCGCTGGTCCGTCTTTATTGAGGAGGCATGGGAAGATGAATAAGCTCAAGTGTAAGGTGTGCGATGAATACCATCCACCTGCCTATATCTATTGCCTACGAGGTGAAACAGTGTGTGAGAGGTGTGGTAAGTGGGCATGGAAGATACTGACTCTAGCCAGGGCATCATACCTCCGAAAAATTCAATCTCAAAAAACTGGCCGCTATGGGAGGAAGAAATGAAACACAAATTGAAACGGTACAGTCCGCAAAAAATATATAGCGATCTGGATTGGAGTTTTCAGGGTACCTACATGGACCTTGATTCGAATGGTGAGTGGGTAAGGTATGATGATGTCAAGGCCTACAACGATCTGCTCGAAGCTGCGGTGGATGCACTTCGGTTTATCCGGGATTATGATAAAACAACATCCCCCGTGCTGCACCGCAAGCTCTACCGAGCCATATCCAAAGCTACAGAAAGGAAAAAATGTTAGGAGAGCATAATGTCAAAATGTGAAGATTGTGAATTTTGTGATCAGGCAGATATGCAAAGGTCTAAAATGGAATCGGGTGAGGAGGATCCCTATACTGCAAAGAATTTAGAAAAGTTGCGACAGTGGGCGGCCGATCTTGAATCAGAGAATGGAAGCGCTGCCGGTCTTTTGTCATGGGCTGCTTTTGAAATAGTGAATATTCGTGAGAAAACTTTGTGGCTTCGACGCTATACCAATTTGCTTCAAAAATTAGCAGGAGAGATCCGTCTACCGGGAGCACCCACGTATGATGCTTGTGTAATGGAAGCTATCCGAATCATTCGTTGGTATAACGAGTATTAGGAGGAAACATGCACTGGGCAATGGAAAAAACAGAATCGCCCGATGAAAAACAGGCCAGAATTAAGCGTGCCTTTGACAAAGAGATAGAGGAGTTGAGACAAGATGATCCTTCTCTTTTAAAAGGGGCGGATCTAGTTGAGTTACGTCTACAGACTATTAACGTATTTGAAGCTTTGAAAGAAGTGCATTTTTATGTAGTTGAAAATTACGGTTTGCTGTCTCTTCCTATTAAAACTACAGGAATAATAGAGTTGGTTGCGGGAGAGCTCTACTATTGCGCATTAGTCATTAGGGATATTAGGGATGTTGCTTTTGGTCTAGGTGATTGGAGGAAAGCATGAAACGTAAAAATCTAAAGGTGGGAATGACGGTTTGTCTCGGTAGCCGGGATAATTTGCTTCAGGGGCATTGTCTCACTGAAGCGGTAGTGATTGACACTACTCCTTGGCAATGGCGGGGATACTATCCCCGTAAGCCGGAACGAACCGGCGGCGGTCAAGGAGTAGCCGTGGCGAAACGGTACAGTTCAGGCTCAGATCATTATTGGTACCCTGATGTTGTGTCTTTGAATAGGATCCTTGGTCCTGCGGATGAAATTTTTCCTAAGCTGGAACTCAACAAAAAAACTAGAATGGCAAAAAATCGAGAAAAGGAAAAGCTCATTGCGGAAAAGGATGACAGAGCACATCAAATAGAAGAAGCAATGCAGCAGTGTCTTTGGATGATGCAACAGCAGGAGCAATTAGTCAGACGAGGAAATCAAGTCCTTGTCTTAATGGATGACCTAGCTAGGTTGATACGATTGATAGATCCTGCAGTAGAAATTTGAAAATGAGTTTTTATTTTTCTGGGGTAGCTATGAAAAAAGAAAAAATAATTACTTTTGATACGGTTAAGCCGTATTTATGGCTCAGAGATGATTACAATCAAATTTGTGTGGTGACTCA